GGTTAAACTACCAATTGGAACAGAGCTGAGAATCACTCAGCAGTATAAAACGCCTCACCACCACGAACGTATTCGCTCCAAGGAATGAATCTTCGAATTTTTCGACGTATTGACATCGAATAAGGACAAGAATTATATAAAACCACTTCTGCATACGTAGGAAATCGATTAAAGGGAACGTGCATACCATGAACTTCAAATTTTTAATTGCCTCTGGCTCATATTCATTAATTTCTAATACATCCAAATATTCAATTAAATACCTACAAAATTCATAGGTTTTCCTATTCACACCAAGAGTCCAAGCTATACAAAATAATTTGGAAACCAATATCGCATTTGTAGTACTAGCAACAGAATTAGTAAATATTTTTGGAATTATCAAATCAGAATTCCTAAACCAAGCAACATGCGGAATTTCACATTGAGGACAATTGACTAAATTAAACTGCATCTTCAAAAAGGTAGGACATTTTTTATCAGAACGTTTGCTAATATCAACAAATAATCGTTCACAAAATTTGAAATTTTCAGGTTTTATTATCATTCCAAAATAATCCTTAGCAGTATTAATAAACATTTCAGCATTTATACCAGGAAATGCATGCTTAGCAAGCATAAGAAAGACATCATCACCAAAGAATTTATCATTTGCACCTCCTGCCTTCCTGGTTTTCTTCAAATTATCAAAACCAAAATGTAATGCCAATATAAAATTGGTAATTACAGCATTAAGAAAAGTATTAATTATTGAAGTAATATATTTTCCACTCGACATGCCATTCATAACATAATAGAAATCCCCACCACACGGAGAAGACATAATTTTGACAATTGCAACTTCAATAATCCTCCATAGAACTAGTCGGAAAAATCGATGAACATGATATTCGTGAGAATTAGGATCCGGATATTCTTCAGGATTCGTACAATTAGGAGGTGGATTAACACGGATACGATATTTAGAAAATAGCTTCTTCAATATCAATGATATCAATGTAGAGCAGGCTGTAATATCCCATTTTGACCAATCCCATTCAATAATATGGAAGTATTCACATACTTTCTTTTGCCATCGAATCCATTCAGGAACAGTTTTCGGCAAAGGACCAAAAATCTTGGTATTACCGGTCATCTCATTAATAAACGTATATGCAGAATCACCAGAAAATGACATACCAATACCATTAGGTTGTCCATCTATCCCATCACCAAATCCTCCGCAATTTGCAAACGGAGCGACAACAGGTTTCGAACAAGCGATAGAAATAGTATCTTCAATATGAAAAATTCTTTCACCAGGAGCTTCTTCCCATTCTCCAGTCAAATCATTAAATTCAG